TTGACATTTCAGTGTAGTGAAGTAGATAAAAAGTTTGAACTAACCGCATGGTACCGGTGGTGCCCTGCACCTCATTATATGTATACAAGAGGTGTAACCTATTTGTCATTTGTTGTTCATATCTCGTTAATAAATTTATGAGATACTAGCATTAGGATACCAGACCGAAACAAACCCGATAGAGAAAGGACAGTAAACTATGATTCTCTACATCCACAAGACAAGCAATTTTGAGCAGGTTGAAAATTTCCTGCTCAATCATCCCGATAAGGAATACAAGACAAGCAGGTTTGTCTACTACTTCAAACAGGTTGGTGATTGCGCGGGAATCTTCCGACGCGCAACAGAGAACTGCACCCGGAGAGGCCGCAAAGCCGGAGACGATGAAATCATTGCATACTATCACGAGGGGGAGTTTTAACAATGACAGCATATCAATTTTCTTGTGTCGCGCCTTTCGCGTCGCTGTTCTTTATCATCGGTGTTGCAATTTTCGTTTGTGAGTGGAAAGGATGGTTTTAATATGAGAATCGTGCATCTGGTAGAATATGAATGGATTGACCCCAAGTCAGCACATCCGTGCAACGTTATGTCGGTCGCGGGCCCCAATGGGGGCCAGATGGCCTATAAGATGTTGGGCAAGTCCATGCAGAGGCTCAACAATGAATCTGTGCGGCAGTTATATAAGTATCTGCGGAACAACGGTAACAACCCGTACATGACCGAAAAGAACGGGTCAATCAGAATCCAGTATTTCCGGTGGCCGCGCGGGTATCATTATGATAAGGTCAACCGCAAGTTTGTGAGGGACGACGCATGAAAAAGATAAAGAATCAACTGGGGCTTGTAAAGCCCGATAAACTGCCAGCCGGTGCGACGGCCAAGAGCGAACAAAAGCCAGCAACCCGCAAGGCCAGCAACAAGAAGCAGGCCAAGCATAGGAAAGCTGCCAAGCTCAAGGAGAAGAAAGCCAGCAAGGCCAGCAAGCCGCCCAAGAAGCGCAAGCAGGGCGGCAAAGGCAGACCGTTTCAGCCGAAACCGTGGGAAGCATACGCACCCAAGGGCCCGAATGTCACAAGCTACACCCGGGAAGAGCTGGAACAAATTGTGCGGCGTGCATCTGGTGCGGCAAACCGACGCTTGAAACGTCTGGAAGAGGCCGGAGAAACCAAGGGCGTTTACAAGAGGGCTTTGGGGATGCTGGAAACACAGGGGCGCACCAAGTTCAGCGGAGCCGTGAAGAGCATGACAAGGACGGAGCTTGTCGCGGAGTATCTGCGCCTGCGGGATTTCCTCAGTTCCAAAACGTCCACGATGCAAGGTATCAAGGACTGGAAAAGGAACGTTTATCAATCTCTTGTTGACCGTGGGTTTACCGGTTCCCAAGAAGAGCTTACCGAACTGTTTGACAAATACATGACAAAAGAGCTTGAGGCGGCGTTGGGTTCTGATGTGGTTTACACGCTATTGCAGACCGACAACGGCAGGCCCTTCTTGCAACGGGCAAAGGACGCGATAGACCGTGCAAAGCAGACGGGGGAGAGCCAAATAACGGCCTTTTCCCGGGAATTCAATATCACAACAGAAGAGCAGGCGGCACAAATATTAGCAAAGTATTTTGGTGGTTAAATCATGCGAGAATGCAGAGGTGAACAGATAGCGGAGAGCAAAGGCGAATTTTTGGCTATGCTGGGCACTCCCAAAACCGTGCAGGAGCGAACCAAAAAGAACGCCAGACCGAAACCCCGTTACCTAGATGTAACTTGCACTTTTGATATTGAGACCACCAATACCGATGCAGACGGTTTTGCGTACAGCTTTCAAATGTGCATCGGTGGCGCGGTCGTCGTGCCGCGATACTTTGAAGAATGGGTCGATATTATAGAAACGCTGGTTGACAAGTGGAGTATCACAGAACGAAAGCGCCTTGTGATTTTTGTTCACAATCTTGGGTATGAGTATACATATCTGATTCAGATGTTATGTGACCGGTGGGGAGATTGCAAGGCCCTTTACACCAGGAGCCGGAAACCCCTGTATTTGCAGTTCGACAACGGTATTGAATTTCGGGACAGTTTAAAGCTGTTCCAAAAGAGCCTTGCCAGAGCAACAGAAGGATGCAAGCACGAAAAGTTAAAAGGTGACTTGGATTATTCCGTTTACAGAACAGCAGATACTCCCCTTGATGATGCCGAATTTGCTTACTGCGTCAATGATGTGTTAGGCCTCTGGGAAGCAATCGAACGCCTGAAAGCAGAACGCAATTACAACGCGGCGACAATTCCCATGACAAACACGGCTCTTGTCATTAAAGAGGTCAACAAACATTTGACAGGGGACAGCAGGACACTCCAAAAGATGCAAGCTCTTGAGCTCAACCGGGAACAAATGGAAATCGCATATAAAGCAATGGCAGGTGGTGACACACACGGCACCCGGTGGCGTGCCGGTCACACTTACCGCAATTGTAATTCCTACGATTTCAAGAGCGCCCACCCGTCACAACAGCTCTTGTGGAAGTTTCCAGAGGGTAAACCCATGATGCTACCACAAGGCCAGCCTCAAGCAGTGATGGACAATATCATATCCTGCGGCATGGGGTGGATAGCTGAGATAGCAATAAAAGGCTTGCGAATTCGGCCCGAATGCCCAGACCCCGTGATATCTGTCAGCAAGTGCGCGGGCCTCAAATGCGACGACGAAAACAAAGATAACGGCAGAGTTTTGCAAGCAGATGAAACTTTGCTGTATTGTGATTCCAACGACTGGCAGAGAATCAAAGAAGCATACACCTTTGAACGGGTGGTTATGCACCGGGGGTTCTGTTTCCGTCTTGGGTATCTCCCCGATTCATTCCGTATGGCTATTTTTGATAAGTTCAAAATCAAAGAAACAATGAAAGGTTCCCCGGAATATGCTTTTTCCAAAATCTGCGTCAACACCATTTTCGGAGCCTGCGCCCAAAAGACGATAAGGGACGAATATACGGCAGAAATCGGAGACCGCATTGATTTTGAGCGTATGAGCTGGGAAGTCAACTTGGAAAAGAAAACCCCTGCGGAGATACAGAAGAGCCAGAAAGGCAAGTTTCCGTTTCTCTGGGGCCTGTGGACAGCCAGCATGACGCGGCTCAAGCTCTGGCAATTGTTGAAAATCGTAGGCTGGGAGAAGGTGATTTACTGGGATACAGATTCATGCAAGTTTGAAGGGGCCAAGGTTCCAGAGGTTGAAGAGTATAACCGGGAAGTTGCCGCCCAGTGTGAAAAGCGCGGCGTGGTGGTCACGAAACCCAACGGTAAGAAAGTCTATATCGGGATAGCAGAGGACGAACACCCGCAAGCCGATTATGGTTACACCGAATTCAGATTCTTACACGCCAAGTGTTACGCGGCCCGGACGTGCGAAGGTGTGCTAGAAAGCACCATTGCAGGAGTAGGCAAGAAAGAAGGGCAGGCGGCGCTTAAAGATGATATTGAAAATCTGAATGACTTCCTTATCATTGATGATGCAGGTGGTCAGATGCTTTCTTACCACGACAGCCCCATAAAAGAGCGCCACGACTTCCAGCGCGTCACCCACTCGGCTAGTTGGATAGTAATGACCCCGCGTAGGTATGAAGTGGGCGGCATCAATGATTTTGCTGAGGAACGCTTGGGATAAATGTTCCACATGGAACAAAATAAGAGCCCCGCTATTATGAGCGGGGCTCTTATTTTTGTTAAGAAATTGTAGCTCTTACGGCAAAGTGAAAAATGTGTGACCTTGTTTTGGTGTCGCTGGGAATGGCCGAATCTGGAACAGATGCGGTCAGCCGAACGCCTGCACCGTCAAATTCGGCAGTAACCGTCACGTCACTATGTTCAATCTGGTGCACGGGGGTTCCATCCAGAAAAACCACCTCAGCATATCCAATTGCAACGTCCGAAACTGTTGCAGGTTCGGGGTGTGTGGGGAAAGTTTTGAAGGGGAACGGAAGAATAACGGTTGCGTAGTTGGCCTCGCGCTCGTCATTTGCTGGCCACACGGTTGAAAACTCAACGTGATTATAGCGAACAGAATCGGGAAGAGACACGCTGTTTTTCTCCAGAGTATTAATGCGGGCATCCTGCGCGGCCTGTCCTTCATTATAGGTGCTCGTGGGGACGTATCCCGTTACATCGGGAATTTCGCTTTTATCTGCCTTGTCAGTTTCCAGCTTGGCAATGCTCGCGGCGTGCTCGGCCAGCTCGGTCTCCTGAGAGGTGGCGCACTCCGCGATAGTCTGCCCGGGGTGCGCGGTTGCCCAGTCGCCCACATTGTCGTCCTGCCGTTTCTGGTCGGTATTGAATGCCGTCTTTGTGACAAAATCGCCCGTGCTCTCAGTGAGGTGCTGAATAGCGTCGGTATTGCCAGCAATCGCCGTATCCTGCTGGGTGTTCTTGGCCTTGATATCCGTGATTTCCTGCTTGTTGGTGGTGTTGTCACTTTCCAGAGTAGAAATGCGGGTTTCATGGTCGGCCAGCTCGGTGGCGTGGGCGGCTAGCTCTGCGGCGTTCTTGGCAATCAACTTGCCGTTTGCCAGTTCTGCGGCCTTGGCGCGGTCGATTTCGGCGGTCAATGCCGTGTTTGTTTTGTCGGTCTTGGTATCCAGACCATCCAAACGGCCCTCGGCGTTGGTGGCGCGATTTTCCAGCGCGTCCAGCCTGCTGTCCTGCTGAACGTCCTTCTCCTGAATGTGGGCGATTGCATCCCGGTTGGATTCAATCTTAGCCTCATCCTCGGTAAGGTCGGACCGGAGTCCGTCCGTCACGCTGGTAAGGCGTTCGATTGCCTGATGATTTGCCGTGATTTCCTCATGCTGGGCGGTAAGACGGCCCTCATGGTCGGCCAGCTGTTCGGCATGGTCGGCCAGCTCGTGGGCGTTCTTGGCGATAGCGGCGGCATTGTCCTGAATATTCTTGGTATTCTTGGCAATGTCGGCGGTGTTCTGGGCGATGCTGGCATCGTGGCTCTTGAGCTTGGTATCGATACCGTTCAGCCGGGAATCATGCTCCACGTCCTTTGCTTGAAGGGCGGCAATGTCGCCGTCATTGCTGGTGATTTGCCTCTGCAAATCCTCGTCCTTGGCGTGCAGGTCGGCAATCTCGGTGGTGTGCTGGGCGGTGGTGGCCTGCAAACCGTCAATCTCGGTCTCGGCAGTCGCCACGCGCTCGGCCAGAGCGTCAACACGGGCCTTATCCTCGGCCACAGTGTTTTTCATCTCCGCGTTGTCCTTGGTGAACTGATTGATTTTCTCCCGGAATTCCGCGTTGTCAGACGCGAAACCGGAGACCTGAGACGACAGGTCTTTCACCTCGTTTTTATACTGCTCTACCTGCGCATTATAAGCACCGGTCTTGGCCCAGTATCTCGTATTGGTGATATCTACGCCCGGGCCCACGTTGCACTTGCTGGTGTAGCTTTCGCCGTCGTGGGTCACAATGGTAAGGGATTCGTAGGAGCGGTGATTGTCCCACTCAATGGGGTCTGCGAAAATCGGCACATACCGGGAGCCGATATACTGAGACGGGGGACACGGCCCACAGGGAACAGGGGGCCGGGGCGGCATCGGCGGGTGATGGGGGCCGCAAGGGCCCGGCCCACAGGGGCCGGAGTCAGCAGGCGCAAAGGGTGCGGGTTTGATGGGGAAACCGCAATCATTCTTGCAACTCATATAAAAACTCCTTTCTTAATAGGTGATGATAAGATGACCATACTCGGGCTCGGTGATATCGGTGCCGGTGTTGAAAGTCAGCCAGCCCCAATTTGCAGGGACATAAGCACAGAAATGCCCGTCCGGGGTCAGACCGAACCACACAAAGCGAACCATTTCACAGACCATAGCAGGCAGATTTTTGTCTGCCCATTCCAGAAACTTGCCGTTCTCAAAGTCACCGTCGTTCAGACGGTCGTTGATACACTTCTGAGCGGCGGCAAGGTCAGCCATTGCGGAATTGAGCGCGGTGATGTTGCCGCCCTGCGATTCCTGCCCTTTGGCAATGCCCTGCACCAGAGCTGTCAAGCTCTGAATCTGGGAGACCATCCAACGAAGGTCATACATCCCCGGGTCGCCGGGGACGTAGGGCGGGGACGGGCAAAACGGATAGTCCATAAATTCACCCCCTCATTTCTTTCAACAGCTCGTCGGCCCGGATTGCTTCCGGGGTAAAGCTGTTGTTTTTCCACCATGCCCAAAGAGCGGCGGCGGTCGTCAGACCGGTGGTCACCCAAGGCTCAAGGGTGGCGCTGTCGATGGGCAGGGGGCTCAGACCGGCCACGCTAAGAACCTGATTTGCCAGAGCCAGCGCGAGAACGGCGGTTCTTGCAATCGTTGCGGGCTTGATTTTCATATCAATCACCTTTCCTTTCTAAGTCGTCGATACGGTGGTTCACCATTTGCATTTGCTCTTCCAACACGGGAACACGGCGTGCAAAGTGGTTATGCTCCCGTACTTCCCGAGTCAATTCATCTAGTCTGGTATCGGTGACGGCCTGCGCCCTGCTGTTTGCGATAAGAACACCCGAAAGCGTCACAAGCCCACCGATAAGAGCAACGATGATTTCCGATACCATCATATCACTCCTTTCAATAAACGTCAAGACAGAACGTGCGGTGAAAACTGTCGGCAATCACACGATACATATTGAAAAGCACAGTCTGTCGCTCTGCCTCAATCATCTCCTGCGTTGTGGTCACGCCGATATTGCCGCCTCGCTTCCACTCGTGAACTGTGGTTACGGTCTCCGATTCCTTGCCAGTGACAGCCGCAAGGCCGTGTTCCTCATGCTTGCCGGTCTTGGAATCCTGTGCAGTTCCACGGTCTCCGGCCTGCCGCTCGGTGTGCCCGTGCCCATCGGTGCGGCCCGTGTCACCATGGGTGCCGTGGGCCCGGTCGATGCTGTCCCGCTGGCCGGTGGTCACTCCCTCGGTGTCCTGCTTGGTCTCGGTGTCTGATGTGCTTTCTTGGTGGTCGGTCATATTCTCGGATGTAACGTCGTCTTGGGTACCGGTGGTGTTCTCGGTCTCCGTCCAGTCGGTTTTGCGGGTATCGTCGGCGGTGCCGGTCTCCTTATAGATAGTGGTGGATGCATCGAAAGGTTGATAGGTCGCTTCGTTCTCGGCACTAACCTTTCCTTCAACGTCGGTCTGGCTGTCCTTGGTGGTCTTGAGTTTATCGGTCATTGTTTCGCCGTGGGTCGTGAGCCGGGTGCCGGTCGTATCCCGGTCAAGGGTGCCCTTGGTGTCCCGGGTCTCGTCTGCGCTGGTCTGGGTATGAGCAAAACCATGCTCTTTCCCGGCAGTACTGCCCACGGTTTTCTCCTGCCCTGCGGTATTGTCCGTGGTGAAACCGTCCGCTTTGGTGTCCTCGTGGTAAAGGTTGCCGGTGGTCTCCATCTGGTGGCGGTCGTCTGCGTGCTGGCTCTGCTCGTCGGCTCCACCATGGGAATGGGTGGCCGTGTTCTCTGCGGTATCCTTGGCCCGTTCTGTGGTGTCCTTGGTCAGCTCGTGCACGTCGGTGTTCCAGATGGGATTGTATTCCAGCTGGGTGGTGGAAAACAGCTTTCTCCAAATGGGGAGATTTTCCCGGCTCCACCAATACAATTCTGATTTCATCCAAATGGGGTCGGGGTGGTACAGCGGGGCCAGACCATGCGCACGGCGTATCGCCTGAATTACTCCCGCTTTCTCCATGCCCTCGGGAACCATCATATTAGCAAAAAGATTGGGGTCTGCCATCAACAGCGCTTCCAGATTGCAAGAAGAGACAAGCTCATTCACCAACATTGTTATTCACCTCTTCCCCTTCGTTGTTGGTCTCGTCGGCCTCGCCTGCGTCGAAATCGGGCTCAACCATCTTAAACGTGATATCGGTGTCGTACATCTCATTGACGATTGCAAGGGATTTTTCCAGCGTGATGCGCCAGACCTCGCGCCGATTGAAGGTTTCCGCGTCTGCCGCTTTCGATTCCGTCACAACCATTCTTTCCTTTTTGTTGGGCTGAACGGATACGCCCAGTTCCCTGTAAAAGTCGCATAGGATGTTCCGACGATACTCCATCAAATCGGGAAGAATAAAGTTCTTGGAAAGGTCGCGGTCAAACTGCATGATTGGGAGAGTGAAATCACCGTCCGCTTTGGTGGTCAGTTGTTGTTTCAAGTCGGCATTGATAACGACAGCGGGGGCACCGTTTGCCAGCTTGCTGAAAATCCCTTCCATGGTGCGCTTGCCCTTATCGTCCTTGGCGATAGCCGCATAGGCGAAACGGGCATTAATTGCACTTTGCCGGATTGCGATTTCTGCCAGTTGCATTTCCCGCGCATACTTGGTCACCAAATCCCACGTTCCTTGATAGTCGGGTGTGAGCTTGATAACAGCGCACTCTTTGCCGATTTCCAGAGAGCGCGGAAAATTAAAGAACGTCGTTGAAATCTGCATTCCGCGCGGCTGGTATTGCAGACCGTAGCCGGTCGGAAATGCAGGTTGTACAACAAGCCCGTACGTTTTCGACTTGAAAACGGTCGCAAAACCGGTGCGGAACAGCTGGTAAAGAAATGCATCATAATCCCACCCGATTTGACCGGGGCCGTTCTCGGGGAGCCCGTTGAATTCAATGAGACCGCGCAACCTCTGAAAGAAAGAACGTTCCCAATAATTCAGTGCGTCGGTGGAAAACGTTGCATCGAAATTCCCGCACAGCGTGCCGCCGTCGTAGTATCCGCTATAACATTGGTACATATAATCACCTCATTCGATAAATACACCGCTGTCCATTGCGGCGTTAATGTAAGAAATTTCATCGGGCTTGGCGTTCAGCGGAGCACAGGAGAAACCACGGGTCTTGCAATAACCCTGCACAGGCTTTGCAACCTTCATTACCGGATAGCCGTACACCTTTTGGAAACCTGCATCGTCCACCGGGGGGTAATACAGCAAGGTCAACTTTGCTTCCAGCGGTAAAAGCACCTGCGACGCACCGCCCAATGTGCCCGCTGTGCAGTTGATGGGGGAAACTGTTTGCTGTACACCCTGCGCAACTTGGGCCATACCTTGCGCGGCCTGAGATACGCCGCCTGTGAATCCTGCCACGGTAGACAGGAGACCCCCGCCGAAATTCATTGTGCCGGTGACTGTGTTGATTGCACCGGTCAGCGCACGCACCGGGTCAATGTTACTGGTGCCGATTCCGTAGGGGCTGGCTATGCTGGTACTTCCAGCGTATACCGTGTAATCTCCTGCCCGGACTAGTGTTGTTACACTGCCGTCCACGAAACACACAGACCAATCAATATCAATATTTGCCGCCGTGTTGCATTGGTCAACGGGAACCGCCAGCGTGCCCACGAAAGGAACGTACAACTGAATTTGGCAGTTCATCCGCTTCCAATCGTCTGCGGGCCACGGTATCGCTATCGTGGTATGAACACTCCGGGAACTTGACGGTGTGACCTGCTGTGCAAAAACTGTGGTGTTGAACTGCCCCAAGGTGATTTCCGTCTGCCGTCCTGCGCCGTATCTGGAAAGGTTTATGGGTATCCAGATGCAGGAGCGGACGCACTCCAACGCGTTGCCGCCGAACAAAAGTTTGTTCATAAACTCTGGCAATGCCAGTTCCCATCTAACCATAGGCTTGGTAAGGGCTTCCCACGTCAAGGAAACTGCGGACAACAAACTTCCCAACGTGGCGGCGCTCATTGCATAGGCGTGCAGGCCAGACTTGCCAACACAGGACAGAACAAATGTGCCACCAGAGGCATCAATATTTCCGTCCGTGATATCTGCCAACGCTGTGGAAATCTTGGGAGCCATTCCAACGGCCTGCCGGGTATCCTGTAAACGGAACGTTGCGCCGCTGGAATCCTGATTGAATCCGTATTCAATAAAGGCATCCGTTTTGAGAATGGTGTCCCGATAAGTTGCCAGCGGGTCAAGCTCCAGCGTGAATTGCCAAATATTCGCGGTGCCGCGCCCTCTGATACCTATAGATATATCGCGTATCCAATAGAAACTTGCCGTCTCTTCGCACTGGCAATAATTCCACTGGGGGGAAATGTTGATACTGTTCAACGTGACGTAAATCACGGGCCGCTCCATGCTGGTGGTTTGCTTGAAATCGCAACGCTCCTCGTCGGGGAGCTGGGTATAATCAAATGCTTTGGTTGAATTCACGCGCTTCTCAATGTTTCCAAAGTGGAAGTGATACCCATGTTCTACGCTGGGCGCGGGAACTGCGCCGTTAAATTCGCCTCGTGCCAATTGTTTCACCTACTTTCTAACAATAAAGGCCCGGCCTTTTACGGTCGGGCCTTCGCGGCTGGTTACGACTGTGCGTCGTCGCTCATATAGAAGAGAATTGCGTTCTCTGTGGGGTCACTGAGATAGTTCATCTTCCAATGATGTTCCGTATTGTAATACTCGCCTTTCGTGTTGAAAGGAGTAGTATAAACACTGTCCATCATGTAGACGGTCGCCAGCGCTCTGCGGTCATACAGCAGGCCCACCACCATGGGCAGGTCAACTTTTTTACCGGTCTCCTGCTTGGCGGTGTTCACGTTGAACTGAGCGGGAATGACCTTCACGCGGCTCTTGTCGTTGATGTTCTGCCAGAAGTTGACCCCCTCATAGTTGCCAAAGGAAAGGTAACCGGGGCCAAAGATAGCAGGGAACACCCACGACTTAGCATCATTGATGAGGGGCTGGTACAGAAGCAGTTTCTGTTCACTCTTGGGAGTGTGCCGGAGCAGGGTCAACGGGTCTCCGTTGTCGTCGGTGCAGGCGGGAACCAGATGATAAAGGTCGGTGCTTTCCTCAAGCAGGGCCGTCTGGGTTTCCAGCAGGGAGACAAAGAACGACAGAAACTCCTGCAAATGGGTGGTCTGCAGGTCGGCGGTGGTGTACGCGGTGCCGCGTGCCTTGTTGAATTCGGCAGTAAGGTTGACCTTCTGGCCGGGTTTGCCGGTGTTGTACAGACTGCCGATAAAGTTCATCACGACAGCGCGATTCTCGGCGGTTTTCCAGCGGGCCACGTCGTTTGCAACTTCCGTGGTGATACCGGCAAGGAATGCCGACAGTTCGCTTTCGCTGGTGAAAGCGGTCGTCAGCTGAGAGCGGAACGTTGTATAGGTCTGGTCAAGCGTGGCCTGCCCAGTATACCACATTTCCAGCGGGTAGCGCTTGGAAATCTTATACATATCCACGCTCTGGCCGTCGCGCAAGGTGTTGGGATTCTGCACAGTGTTGATAAACTTGGTTTCGTCAAACTTACCGGAGAAGAAAGCGATTTTGCGGATGAACAGGCCCCACTCCTGCGACGTGGCCTCAATGCTGGTAAAGCGGCCACTGTATGCGCGAGTGGTGATAATGGTACGCGAAACCATGTTATAAAGAGCCTGCAACGTGCCCTCTTTGCTGGTGTTCAAACACATCTGGCCCACGTTGATGAAACTGGAAGTATCAACGGCAGTGATTGCCGTCTGGCCCGTCACCTGCTGAACCAGATTATTGGCAATGGTATAAATATCCTGCGGACAGAAAACCGTTGCGCCTGCCTTTTGGGGGAAATTCGGATTTGCCATTATTTAGTCACTCCTTCCAAACTAAAGCTCGGGCTTTCGGGTGCAGGGGCAGGCTTGACCGCCCCAAGAATAATATCTTCCACACTGGTAACCGTGGGAAGAGCTCCAACGGTGCCAGCGGTCGGAACATTGAGCGCGTCAACCTTTTTGCTAAGGTCGGCAAGGCTTGCCACAAGCTGGCCAAGGTCGGGGGTGGCCGGGGCCTGCTGGGCAGGTGCAGGAGTGGGAACCGTCGCCGGAACGGTCGGAACCGTGGGAGCGGTTGCACCGGGAACCTGCACAGGGCTGGGGGGAGTGGTCTGGGGATTGCCCAGATTCATAAAAGCGGCAATATCGGTTTTGGAAAAACCTGCGTTTGCCAGCGCAACAACGTCATTGATGCTGAGTGCCATAATCAATAAGCTCCTTTCCATCTTGATTTGTTGGTTCTAACGTCCACATGGGTGAACGTGTGATAAACGCCGATACCGCCAGAAGCGCCCAAATAGCACTCTGCTATCTCTGCGATTCTGGACGGTGTCACGCCCTCAACCCAAATGTCAGCCGCCATGCCGTTACAATGCTGAGACCGGGGAGAGGCGTTTTTGAGAGTGGCGTTGTATTCCTTGCTTCGGTATCCGCTGTTAATGTGTACCGGTTTACCGGTAAAATTTCGGATGTTTTCAAGCAAAGTCAAAAGCCGCTCGTCAACCTTTACAATGTCGCTGGGGTCGTGCTTGGAGTGGAATTCCCGCACACGAAAGTGCGGAGAGAGCCGCTTTTCTGCGGCGTATTTGTATGAATAAGTAAGCATTGCCTACTCCTTCCTATAAAAGCAGGGGTATGCAACATAGAAATGCAACCCCACAGGCTTCCGGCCTGTCTATGTTATGGGGGCCCCTGCACCTTTATAATACTCAGTTCAATCGTCGATGTCAAGGAATTCTTTGATTTTGAGTAGCGTGGGCACGTCGGAACACCAAATCTGGTTAAGGTTTAACATAGCCTCAAAGAACGGGTGATGCAACCGGAAAGCTGTTTTCCCTGCTTTCGTGTCCGGGTACACTTCCCTACTTTCGTGCCGGGATGTACATAAATAAATGTGGTTGCCGTCGTACACATACGCATATAGACCGGCCACGGCATACAAGGGTTTCATGCCCTTAATGTTCATTGCGCGTACTGCTTCCAGATTGTTATATGAAAACTGGTTTTCCATTGCCATCTTGTAAAACTTTGAATCCTTGTTTTTCATCATGTGCCGCATGAAAGCGGTCTGCGCACGCTTGGCACTTACCGCGCTAGACTTGGGCATACCAATGAACACGCCGCTTTCTGTTATCGTCCACTCTTTGCCCGTCCTGCACAGCTTGGCGATTTCGTCCACCACGCCAAGCTCCACCAAAATGGGGCTTGCAATGTCGAATGCGTTTGCAAGCAACCAGAGACGCAACGGGGGTTTCCCTTCTAGTTCCCGGTTTCCGTTGATGGTCACATAGGCATTCAAAAGCGCGTCGCCCTCTGCCTTGCGTTTAATAACAATTCTTTCGGGAATGAATTCATCAAAAACAACGTCCTCAAACTGAGAGCCATTGAAACCACGGATATTCGCAATACTGGGGAGCGTCATGCCGATTCCGTATTTCTCTAGGCATTGCTTGGGCTTGCCGTCCTCATACTCAAAACGACCTATTGTATAGGTGACCTTGCCGCCCTTCACAATGTCCGCGTCAAACCCTTCTTTTTTCAGCGGCAAGAACGGGTTCAAGTCGGGGTCGCTGGTGATAGCGTCAAACTCTGTGGATGTGCGGCGTAGGTACAGGAACCGCTTGCCCTCGTTCAGCTCATATTTCAATGTGCCATAGGTTTTACCAACTTGCCGTTTACCAATAAGAATATTGCACCAACAACCTAAAGAAGCGATGGACGGGATATTGACCCATCCACCGCCTTCATATAGGTCAAGCGCAATATTTTTCATGTTGCGCTTGCTCATGTTTACACCTCGTAACGGGTCTTATAATCCGTCTTTTCGCCCTGCGCCGTTGCGTGCTCCGAAACTGCGGCAATAATGCACTGTGCATCCTGCTCCGAGAAGTACACGCGGTACAGGTCGTAATACTGCCCATCCCGGCCCTTGCTCTGCGGCATTGCGATAAACTCGCCGTTTTTGCCGTCAACGACTTTCAGATTGAGGAACGTCGCGCCCGGGATGTTCAGAGTGAACACACAAACCCGGTCAGAAATGAGGTGACACGCCTGCACGGTTGCGTCCTTAATGGACAGATAAGACTTGACGACTTCGGGAGCGGCGTTCTGATTGGTCTTGTTAAACATGATATTCTATTCTATCCTTTCATTATAAAGTAGTGTCTAGCTCAGAAAATCCAACGGAGCATAAACTGCTTGGCAACGCTGTCTCCGTTGGTCGGAAAGAGGGCCGTCGGGCTCTGGTTCGTGTAGATGCTGGCAATGTGGTGTTTCTGCGCTTCCAGCTCTGCCGCCTGCTGTTCCATGGTCTTGCCACCGTGACAGCAGGGGCTCCACTGGGGCGCATACGGAAAGCCACGGCGTGCGGCCTCTTCAAAGGCGGTGAAGGGCAGGGGGTCAAGCTTGCCCACGCCGTCCACGATGTTCAGAAGATTCCCGTCATTATCATAGACAAGGCCGTAAATGTTCTGGGCGGCATCCTCATAAAGCAGGACGTGCGAAACGTTGGTAGGCGTGGCGCAAGGGCCGGTGCAGGTACAAGGGTCAGCCATTGTATTCACTCCCTTCTTTATATACGTTGGTGAAGTTGTCACCGTCAAACATGAAATCATGCTGAATCTCTGCGCCGATTTCGCATTTCAGCGTTTCGGCGTTGATATCCTCAAGAGCCATTTCAAGGCCCTTGGAACCGGTGGAACAAGTCAGCGGTTTCATGCCGTGTGCCTTGACGACTTCCAAACAGTCGCGCTTGCTGTTCCAGTCCAGAAACAGCAGGGTCAAAACCTGTCTGTCTTTCACTGCTTCTACAGTGACATACTTCGCAATAACTTTCATTGTGTTTATCCTTTCATCTCGTGGTTAATGTTCGATGCAAGTTTGTCCTTGCACCATTATGGTATCATAGGGTGCATCATAAATTGTGAACAGGGTGTTAATAATTGGTTACACCTCTTGTATACATATAATGAGGTGCAGGGCACCACCGGTACCATGCGGTTAGTTCAAACTTTTTATCTACTTCACTACACTGAAATGTCAA